CGCTAGCGACGCCATCGGGGACGTCATGCGTTTTGGAGTGGAACGTGGCGCCGGCGGCGTCTTTGAGGTCGACTGTGCTCATGGGTTTAGGGGTGGTTTTATTTTATGGCGATTGGTTTGAGCTTCGTGCAGAGGGGATTGGAAATTAACTCGCCCGATAGAACTTGCGAATGGCGTTGGCGACAATCGGCACAATATGCTTGTAGTACCACCAGCAAGGATGCCCGTCCGTGTAGCCAACCGGAGAGTTATTTCCCTTGAAAAAGTATCCTGTTGCACTTGCGGCAACCAATGGATATGTACCTGTCAGAATCGGAACAAATAGCGTATTTGACTTATCGCCAGTCCATGCGTTGTAGGCATTCAGCAGTTTTTGCTCAATCGCATCTTGCCCTGATTCGGCAGACAACAGGTTTCCGCCTTGAATGCAAATGGTGCAGTAGGGAAGTGCTGTACGCACTGCATTGAGATAGATAGCCAGCGCGTCAGTTGTCTGTTGTTGCGTCGTCGTGGTGTCATTATGAATGCCAGAGACCACCAATAGATCAGGCTCAAACAGAATAATATCTTCCAATCGTTCAAGATAGTTGGTTTTGGCTCCACCATTATTTGAGATTAAACTGGTCGCACCAATGCAGTTATTGAAGGCGTTCTTCGAGCCTAACATCTCTTGCAGCATAATCTCATAGCGTGAATATTGGGTGTGAGACCCACCATATGTCATGTCACCTATAGAGTCACCTTCCAAAGCGATTTTGAAATTATTCGCTCCTTCCAGTTGGTAGATATACTCTTCTGGTTGCAAGTAGGTGTCATAGACCACAGTGGTTAAAGCGTCTTGAATGAATATCTCAATCTCTTTATCTCCCGCCGGAAATCTGCTCAGATCAAAAAGTCTAACAATATTTGACGAAGTAGCTGCAAATGAGGGGATGCTTCCACACTCTGATAGAAATTGTCCATTAACTTTTACGGCTTGCAAGTTGATGCTGTACTGATACAACGGGCCGCTAGGCTTTAATGCAAGCCACTTCTTTGCATTCGTCAGAAACCGGAAACACGGCTTGCCCGCTGAAGAAGCTGTCCTGTTAGGGGCAGCGAAACTTCCAGTGTTCTTATACCTGAGTGTTACCGCGTTGGTTAGTGGGCCGTTGGTTAGTGTGCCTAGCGGGTCGGTAGTGGAAATGCGTTTGCTGTTTGTTAACCCCATGGCGGTTAGATTTGCCGAATCTGCAAAAGCAAAATAGCCGTTCATTACGTCAGTGCTAGTCACAGGTATCACTGTCGAGTACAGCGGATACGTACCTACGGAAGTCGCCGCGCCGATATACTCCCAACAACACCCACCATCAGTAATCAAAGCGGGGCCAATTCCCGACGGGCCACCAGCACCAGCAGACGTTCCATAGCCAGTTCCGTGTGGAACACTACCAAACATCATGTATAGGTTGTTCGTGCTCCCCACCGCCGCACCCCGAACTATCTGCCCGTTAATGTACAACGTAGTAGGTGCCCAAGTCGGCGCGGGGCTATGCGGAGGCAGCAAAAACGCATTGCTGCGGGCAGCGGCTTCGATTGCCGTGCGGATCGCTTGGCGTTTGCCGCCGCCGATGGTCGGCAAGATTTCATCCTTCCCGGTGACGAGATTGTGAGACGACAGCGCCGGCGTAAGCACATTACCGTTTGAATCGGTCCCGGCACTGCCAGACTTTGTTTCGTCGATCGCCTCCGGAAGCACAGGGGCAACATATGGGGTTCCGCCCGTCGTATCAGCCAGCGCCTGCTTCGCCGCAATGAGCCCGGCTTCCGTCGGGGAGTCGAGCGTAACGATGGCGTTGCATGGGTATATTCCATAGGCAGCGAGCAGGCGGATGGTCATGGCGGTTCCTTATTGTTGAGCGGATGCTGCGGCGTCAATCTGCTCCTGGATGGCGGCCTTGTCTTCGTCGGCGGCGTCGGCGAGCTTGGCTTCAAGCGAGGCGATTTCAGCCTGTAGCTGGACTTGCTCCGGCGTCGGCGGCGTCTGATGCACGATGACTGCGGCGCCAAGTTCGTTGACGCAGTAGGCGACGGCCTCTTTATTCGGGTCGACCATGCCGTCTGCGGCATACGCCTTGGCCAGAGCATGCGGCAGCTCGACGACCTGGTCGGGTTTGTACATGACGCCGGCAATGAGGCCGGCGACGAGAATGCGGACTTTGGTTCCCATTGATGATCTCCTGAAGGGGTTGAATCGGGCGCTGTTTTGGCAGCGCCCGATGAGCCAGGCTTGCGCCGTTCTTAAGTCGCCGAGTTGGCGTAGTACTTGACGGCGCCGCCAACATCGACGAAGTTGCCGCCGCTGCGCATCCAGGCGAGGAATCCGATCTGGCCGAGCTTGATGTAGACGCTGTCGTCGAAGCGGAACATCTGCATGGCCATGACGTCACGGATCTTGTAGAAGGTGAAGTCGCCGAACAGGATCGACTTGGCGTTAGCGGCCATAACTGCGACGTCCTGGTTGATCTGGACCTCATAGCCGAGCACGGTGTCGGGCATCATGCCGGCGAGGCCGTCGTACCCGGGGAGGAAGATCGGCCGGCCCTGGCTATCCTTGATCTTGCGGATGATCTTGAGCGAGGAGTCGTTCATCATGAACTTGCAGTTGCCGAGCGCGCGGTAGGCAGGATCGACGGCATGCACGAGATCGACGAGGTCGTCGAAGATAACGGTCAGCGTCTGGCCGGTGGTGCCGACTTTGCCCGAGCTTGCCGCGGTGACGATGCCGTTTGGCTGCGCGGTTCCGGTACCGGTGGTGAAGTAGGTGTTGGTCACACGGCCGAGGCGGGCGACCAGGCGCTTCTGGATGAAGCCCTCCATGTCGATCGAGCTGTCCTGCAGCAGCTCGAAGGGGACGGCGACAATCTTCGAGCTGAACTTGTAGGTTTTCAGCGTGGCGACGCCGAAGGACGGATCGGCGCCGGTGGCGGTCGTGTTTTCGCCGATCAGTTCGCCGGTTTCCGCAGTGCCGTCGGAGGTCGGAAAGTTGATGTCTCCGCCCTCACTGGTGCGGAAAACTTCGGCGACGGCGCGCATTCCACCGTACGCCTTGAGCGCGTCGGCGACGGCCGTGGCAACGGTGGTCGGGACGGTATAGCCGCCCTGCGCCGACGTGCCAACCGACATGGTGTTGCGCAGCACGCCCCACTCCTCGGGAGACATCTGGCGATCGCCATTCTTCATCAGCTTCCAGAAGGCTTCTTCGTTCGCGGGCCGCTTTTCGTCGAGGCCGCGGCGCTCGACGACATTGCGCACGGCATCGGTTTCGGCATTGTCGGCGATGGCATCGAGCACCATCTGGATGCGCTTGGCCTCGGAATCGATTGCCTCGATTTCGCCCATGGCCTCGTCGTACTTGGCCTGCAGTTCGGTGTTCCACTTGTTGCCGGGGTTGGCGTCAAGCATGGCGTGCAGAGAAACGGCGAGGGCAGAGCGGCGCTCCCGCAGGGCTTGGATTGATTGCATTTATTTTCCTTTCAAGGAAAGTTGGCGTAAAAAAACCGCCCGGCGGGCGGCTTTGATCTGCGGACGCGGGAGCGTCTAGGCAGGCTGGCACTCTGCCAGCTTGAGACGCCGGCGGAGGTGTTCGGTGGTGGTCGTGTCGTCCACGGCCTCGGGTTTGACGGGATCATCGACCGGGGCCGGAGCGGCAACGGCGGCCGGCGGCGGGGCCTTGGCCCAGGCCGTGAGATTCCATTGCGTGGCATTCTTCGGCGCGGCCTCGGCGATGCGGTCGGCAAAGCCGTAGGCGATCGCTTCGTCGGCATTGAACCAGGTCTCGGCGGCCATCCAGTCCAGGATTTGCTGTTCCTCCTGGCCGGTCTCCTTGGCGTAGGTCTTGACCAGGATGGCGTCAACCTTGTCGAGCAGGGAGGCGGTTTCCTTCATGTCGTCGGCGTTGCCCCAGGCGACGGTCATGGCCTTGTGGATCATGAACATGCCGCCTTCGGAGATGACGACCTCGTCGCAGGCGAGCGCGATCCACGAGGCGGCGCTGGCGGCATAGCCGTCGACATGGGCGATGATGTTGGCGCCGTGTTCGCGGATCGTCTGTGCCATGGCCTGGCCGGCGAACACTTCGCCGCCTGGCGAATTGATGCGCAAGTGGATGGTCTTGGCATCGATGGCGGTCAGCTGCTTGGCGAAATCGAGCGCCGAAACGCCGCCCCAGTAGCTGTCGGATACGATGATGTCGTACAGATAGACCGTCGCTTCGTCGCCTGCGGCTTCGGCGCGGAAAATGCCCTTGCCGCGGTTGTCGGCGAGCAGCTTGTTGAGCGGGTTTTTCATGCAGCGGCTCCTTCGCCGTTGGTTTTGGTGGAGGATGGCGCTACGGGCGCCGGGAGTTTGTCACCACCTTCGACCGGCGGCAGGTTCTCGAACTTGCGCACCTCGTTGACGGTGAGCCAGGCCGGTTCGCCGGCACGACCCAGGCCGATGCGATAGCCTTCGTTGCGCGACTTGTAGTCGCCGCGTTCAAGGCCGGCGGTGTTGAATTCGGCGAAGTTGCGCGCGATGCGGAAGCATTTCCGGTTGATCTCCTGCTCGATCTTCACCAGGTGGCGCTGCAGGGTGTATTTGACGAAGCCGATCGACATCTGCTCGATGCCGGTACCCCAGCTTGAGGTCTTGTCGTTGAGACCGATCAGGTGCGCCGGCACGCCGTAAAAGCGGGCGATGTCGCCGGCCTGGAAATTACGCGTCTCGATCAGCTGCGAGTCTTCCGGGTTGAGCGAGAGCGCCTTGACCTCGCCGCCGCCGGTGAGCATCGCCGGGATATGCGCGTTGCCGAGGCCGGCGTAGCGCGCCATCCAGCTTTCGCGGAAGAGCTTGACCTGGTCATCCTTCATGGCGTTCGGCGTGGTAATCACGTAGTCCGGCCGGGCGCCGTTGCTGAAGAAACGCGCCGAGTATTCGTCGGCGGCAAGGGTCAGGCCCATGGTCTGGCGCGCGGCGTGCCGCAGTGGGGAGAGGCCACGCAGTCCGTCGAAGCCGAGGCCGGGGATGTGCAGG